CTAGGTAATCACTATATTCTTTCTGTTCTTCTACACTCTTATCAGTTGCTGATACAAGTATATCTCTATCTACTTTATGCATGTCATGTTTCCTTTCTTTAGTTTCCATGTAGTGTTATCTACTACTACAGTTTCTTTATCTATTCTTTTATACTTACTCTGCAGCATTTGCCATAGTCCATCATGTGCTTCAATAAAACTATCAGCATCTAAGTAAGTTTGTATTTCTTTATACTCCACTCATCACCTCCTTATATCCTTCTTGTAACCACTCAGTAACTTCTTTCTCTTCATGGTCTGGTACGTTGTGTTCTTTAACAAACTCATTAGCAAACTGTTCAGAAAAGCTATACCCTTTATTTAAAAAAGCTAATGCTTTATCTCCATACTTTTCTTCTAGTCCTAGTAAGTAACTGTTCTGTAGTGTTGTCATGTACTCTCCTTTATTTTATCATCATTAATTATAAAAGTATCTATAGCTATTCTTTGTGGTGTGGTCAAGCTGTCATTAGTTAATACATAATTAAGTAATGCTTTAGCTTGTCCTAGTCTATAGTATATGTTTGTTTTGTATGTAGTATCTTCTTTCATATTACCTCCTATATTTTAATCTCTATTAAATATTGTGCAAAGGCCTAGTAAAACAAAATCAATAGTAATATTACTAGCCACTAGTACTACTGTAACAAACTTAGCACCATCTATTATAGCTTGGTGATCATGGCCACCTAGTGCCATAGCTAGTATTATAAAAGCTATAGACATAAAAGTTAATAGCCATAGTTGTAGTATAAATTTAATCATTATTCTATCTCCAATATTTCATTACTTAAATCTCTTATCTTTCTAACCTTGTATGCATTAGTATATTTTACCACATGATAATTATAATCTATTTCTTTTTTTATATGATCCTCAATATAAACTCTAATGCATTTACTTTTATTCATAGGTTGGCCATGAGAGTAGTATCTCCAATTAGATTTCTCACTATCAATAAGATACTGTCCTCTAGTCCTCATTTTATATCTATCTTTATTAAGATATTTTTTCATAAGTCTAACAAGCTCTTTCCCTTCTGCATTGTTAGGCACATCACTAAACATATAATTATGTGGATCATTACTCATTTTTTATTCCCCTTTAAACCTTTTAAAATATGGGCTATAACATCTATAGTCCATCCATTACCTAACATTTTATATCGTTGTGAATTACTAACTCCTGCTGTGTAATTATCCTTAACAGTCTGTAGTCTTTCACATTCAAGAGGTGTTAGTTTCCTCCATGAATTTTTACCTGAGTAGACCTTTGGTTCTCTATGGCCACCTTGCATAGTAGTTAATGAAGGTGCTTTACCCTCTTTAGAGTATACTCTTTTAATACTATCATAACCTTTTATATCTGCTTCACCTACTTGTAAGCATCTATTATTCTTAAAGACTAATTGTCTTCTACTCTTTTTAAAGTACATCTTTAAGTTACCACCTTTAAAATAATTAGCATCTAAACAATAAGACTTATCTCTATTAACTATTCCATCCTCTAGTATATCTTTTAATAATATATTTTTATCTATAGGTTGTATAACATTAGGAATGTTAGTCCAATATATTCTCTTTCTATTCTGTGCTGATACTAATGAACTATTTATTTCTATAGGTTCAACTCCTAAATATTTAGTTATTATATCTTGATATTCTTTTTTCATTTTTACATTCTCTAATAAAAAATACTTAGGTTTTAATAGTTCTTTTAGTTTTACATATTCAAAAAATAATTTACCTCTTGGATCATTGAAGGCTTGGCCATTACCTGCATTACTAAATGATTGGCAAGGACTACCACCTATTAATAAATCTACCTTAGGAAATTTATGATCAGTCCAAAACTTACTAACTTTTGTAACATCTCCAAGGTGTATAGTTTTAGGATAGTTTTTTTCTGCTATCTGTATAGCCCATTTATCTATTTCACTAGCAAAATAATTATCTACTTTAATTCCTGCTTTCTCTAGTGCTTGTTGACCACAAGACATGCCATCAAATAAAGATAATACATTCATATTATAAACTCCCTTTTAATATTCTTCTCATATATACAAACAATAAAGGATTAGCCCCATTATCTTTGAATATTCTTTTATAAAAAAAATCTTGCTTACAATCTTTAAATTCTCTTAAATTTATTATTGTGTAATTATCTATTAACATTTTTATTTTCCTTTATTTAATACCATTTTGGTAACTTATTAATTATATTAATGTTGTATAATGCTTATATTTTGTTTTACTTTAGATGTCAACCCACTACACATCATACAGTCAACACAATTAACAAGCTTCTTAGTACCTCTAGCTTTCCTATCAGATAAGCAACCTACCTCACCCTTAATAGTCTCAGTTCCTTGTCTTACTCTAAAAGTTCTATAGTTTAAAGAATTAGCTTGTATCTTTTCTTTTATTGTCTCAACACTTGCCATTAAATATTTACTATATTTTATATACTCTTTGTTTTTCCATTGGTGAGTATAACCAGTAGTTCCCAAAGTATGTTTTAATATAACATCTAATATATTTAATGGTATATGTATAGGGTCGCCATATGATCCTAATCTAACTTTTTTATAAGCTAATCTTTTTTGTACTTGTTTGGGTGTTAATGTTTCATAGTTACCTTTCAACCATGATTTATATATAGATAATGGAGCTTGAAAAGTAGCAACATAACACGTTCTATTTATATTAATACTATTTAAACCTTTCTCTTTTTTATCTTCTATTCTTTTTAATAGTGCTTTCTTCTTAGGATTAGTTAGATCATTAGAATATATAATTGCATTATCTAAATCTAATGTTTGCCCTCTATGTTTACAGTCACCACATATGGCCTTGTCCTTACCACTATCAATTGCCCTATGTGGTGCTTCATGTTTATATAATATCCATGTTTGCACTTCATCACCAGTTTTTTTATTAGAAGAATTAAAGGTTGCAATACATACAATGTCTTTTGTTTCATGAAATATAAAACCATTACTCATATTATAAACTCCCATTTAATATTATATTGTTTGGTACTTCATAAGCTTTAATTTTAAACTTATACCCTAACTCTTGCAATATTTCTAAATCATTAACTGTAAATGTTTTCTTTTTTAATAACTTAGTTAATAATAAGGCCTTGTCATTAATAGGATATATTAATTCGTTACCATAAACTGTTTTAACTTGTATTTCTAGCTCCATTATATTTCCCCTTGGTTTTTGTAAAAGTTTGGATATTTTAATTTATTTGCTAAATATTCTCTTATTTGTCTTTTAGCACCACGTAATGTATTTGAAGCTTCAAACCACTCCTCACATATACCACTCTCTTTATCTATTTCGCCCCAACTCCAGCACCCTCTACATGCATGTAATATTGCTAAACCTTTATATTTTATCTCTTGCTCTATCATTGTATATTTCCTTTATATTGTTAATGTTACTTACTATATAAATAGCTTACTACTATTATTATATAAATGTAAAGTAAATTATGTTTTCAGCTGCTAGAAACTTTTTTTATTTCATTTATTAATTTTTTTTTCCAGGCGAAAACAAAACTAATATATATAATGTCTAATCAATTAGATATTATTAACTAATCATATACATAACTATTTATATTATTAGAACTAACTAACTAAGATTATATAAGATATATAAAAGGCCATAGGATAAAGAGTTTTATAATGGATGTCTGATTGTATAAGATAAAGAGGGTTAGAAATTGTATAGCATAACCAAATTTTACAAGGCTTTATAATGATAAGGTATCTTTTCGCGCCAGAATAAAGGATTATAGAACAAAAAGGGAACACCCCACCCCAAAAATTCACGTGCGTCTATTATATATATATAGGGGTGACATATATTTACAAAAAACCCTATCAGCTAATCATTTAAAATAAATAAGAAAAGACTTGACAACTTTAAAAAAGTTTTGTATAATTATATATAATATATAGAAATACTATTGCTTGTTATTATTGTTTTTATTAATATGATAATAATAAATATAAAGATATACAATAAGGATATAATGTTATAGAAGTTATAGAACATATAGAGTCTGTTCCACACTTTGAAAACTTGTTAGACTTAGATTTAATGTTAAAGTATAAAGTTAAACAGAAGTCTAAACAAGATTTTCTTACGTTTGTCAAACAAATGGCACCAATGCTTGTGTCAGACTTTAAGATGGGTAAACATATTGAAGTAATAGCAGATAAATTACTACAATTAGAACGAGGAGACATTAAAAGACTAATGGTCTTCCTTCCTCCAAGGTCATCTAAGTCTGTTATCTGTTCTAAATTGTTTCCAGCATGGTATATAGGAAGGAATCCAGAACATGAGATACTTACTGTTTCCCATAGTGACCAGTTATCAAGTGATTTTGGTCGTAGTGTCAGGGATATTGTCAATACTGAAGAGTTTCAAGACGTATTCCAAGGAGTGTCCCTACGATCAGATGTACGAGCTGCAGGAAAGTGGAAGACTAACAAAGGAGGACAGTACTATGCTGCTGGAGTTAGATCACAGATTGCAGGAAGAGGAGCACATATCGCAATTCTTGATGATGTCATGTCAGAAGAAGACTCCTACTCTGAAGCAGGTAGAAGATACGTTAAGGAATGGTACCCTGCAGGACTAAGAACACGTATTATGCCTAATGGTTCTATACTAATCATCAATACAAGGTACCATTATGACGATCTATGTGGATGGTTACTAAAACAAGAGGACAATGCAGGAGATTATCAAGTTATTCCTTGGGATGTGGTACGTATACCTGCATGGTTAGACGAAGAAGCTGCAGAATTGCTAGATCTTCCAGTAGGATCTAGTTATTTTCCTGAATGGAAGCCAGAAGAAGTACTACGTATAGATGAACACGAGATTAAAGCATCTAATGGTAGCAGATACTGGAATGCTCTGTATATGCAGGACCCTACACCAGATGAAGGTGGTCTTATAAAGAAGAAGTGGATTAAATGGTGGGAGTATGATGAACCACCACCCTGTGATTTTATAATACAAACATATGATACAGCATTCTCTACAAAAACTACAGCAGATTATAGTGTTATACAAACATGGGGTATATTCTCTATGTATAACGAAGATGAAGAAGGACATGAAAGCTATCAAGGGAATCTTATTCTTCTTGGTAACATT